AAAGTCGTCCCCGGTAGTTTCACAAAATGTGTTGGTATAAAACTCGGGTGGGAACAAGGCTATAGGCTGATAGAAATGCCCCCACGCAGGCTAGACACGGCGAGCGGAAATCCAACATGAGACAGAATTTCAAGGGGGAGAATTATATCTAGTTGCATTATTGTTGTAAACTATTTGCTTATATAAGAAATAGTTTTATATATTTGCCTTAAACCGAACATTATGGCAAATAAAAAACTAAACTTTCTCCCTACCCGCGATTGGCTTGTTCTCCCGTTAGTAAAAAAAGACGAGACAGATGCAGGCATTATCCTGACAGGATCAGCAAAGAAATCGCTACAAACTAACATTCTTAAGGTACTCGCTGCAGGACCAGAGTGCTTACTGGTTAAAGAGGAGGATACTGTTATGGTACACCCTAATACAGAGGGTCTTGTTGTCACCATTGACGATATAGAATGTATTATGATAAATGAGTTTTCTGTTTGTGGGGTGATACCGCAATGACAGGCAGTGTAACTATATCAATTAAGGAGTTTGATAAACTTCGAGACTCTTCTAAAACCTTGGACTACCAAAAAGAGAGAGTACTTCTGGCTACAAAAGAGCTAGAGGTATTTCTCTCTTTTATTTGTACTAGGCAAAATATAGAAGCTTTAGTCGAAGAGTTTAATAGACAATCTAAAATGTCTACTATCCTTATGGAGAATGGGAGGGCTAAAATAGTATTTAACAATGAAAAGTAGAACAATTAAAATACAAGCCGATAGTACTTTTAGATTTTTACAAGTTTTTAATGGTATATTAGAGCTAACAGATAAAGAATTATTAATCTTATCTAAGTTTGTGGACAACATGAACTTTGGGTTTTGCTCTGCCCACTCTAAGAAAGTAGTAGCCGAAGAATTAGGAGTTTCGGACCCAAACACACTTAATAACTATGTTAAGAGATTAAAGGATAAAGGAGCTATAGAGAAGAAAAATAATCAATATAAATTATCTAAGTTACTAGAACCTACAAATAAAGTCATAATTGAGATCACTCGCTGAAGTAGTAAGAACATATTATCTGTATGAACCTTACTCTATAATGATAATGCAAAGCCCTCAAGGAGACTTATTAGTACTAACAATATACGATGAGCGAAAAGAAGAAACTACCGTCGATGGGCCAAATGCTAAAGAATTTTGCGAATGATGTAGCAGAATATGCAAAAGCAGGAGCTCCGCATGTTTCAAAAAAACAATATAATGCTAGACTTAAAACTTGTGACAGCTGTGAGCATTTAAGACAAGAAGCTATGAGGTGTGGACTATGTGGATGTTCAGTAGAGCATAAGGCTAAATGGGCTACATCTAATTGTCCTGAGAAAAGATGGCCTCAGGTATTAATAGGGAAGGACGGAAAAAAAATTAAGGTGGGTAGTAAAAAGGCTATGGCTGCCGCCAGAAAAGCAAAAAAGCGTGCACAAAACAATAATTCAGAAGCTAGCGAATAAACATGATCTTCCTTTACACAAAATAGAAGAAGCAGTCATGCACCAATTTAAATATACAGCTGAGGTAATAAGAGCTGGTAATTTTGAACCAGTGAGACTCCCATTCCTTGGGAAATTTCATGTAAAAGCAGGAAGACTTAAGTATTTACAACGAGATGAAGGAACTATTAACAGTAAGTAAAAATTTAGTACTCCCTTCTGCATATGCTCTTACACTTGCGGAATTTAAATGTTTAAAAACCCAGGAACTTGGGTTCGTATACTTCTATACAGATTATAACTCCCCATATGCTGTATATGATAAAGGGGAGCGGAAAAAGAAAATAGAGGCAGATCTTAAGATTAAGTATAACCCTAAAATCAGGTCAGCTATTGACAAGTATGCTGAACTTTCAGAAACATCAGCTATTAAATTACTTAAAGCTGCTAGATCTTCTGTAAATAAATTAGAAACATACTTTGAAACCATTAACCTAGATATACTAGACGACAATGGGAAGCCTATATACTCTGCAAAAGATCTTATTACTAACTTATCTAATATGGGTAAAGTAGTTAATGGGTTAGAAGAGTTAGAAGAATTAGTACAAAAACAACAGGCTAAGCAAAACCCTAATAGAGGGGGAGTAGTGACTAATAAGTACTCACAGTAATGTTTAAAGACAGTCATAAGTACTCCCCAGCAGCTTTAGTTTATATAAATAAAGGGTTCTACACAGATGCTTTACCGGGGACTAAGGAGTATTATGATTATTGGGACGGGGAAAAGAAGAAATGCTTAAGCGGGTACTTAGATATAACTGGGTATCATTATTTTTACTTAAACTTCTGCCCTATAGACAGAGTTGTAGATGAGATTCTTGAAGATGGTACGAAGATTGCACGTAGAGAGAGGACTTTTCCCGCGTTTTACGACGGAGATCATGTTTATTTCCATGCAATAGATAGAGCTAGAAAAGAAAACAAGCATATGGTTGTTCTTAAAGCTCGCCGGAAAGGATTTTCATATAAAGCTGGGGCTATGCTAGCACGAAACTACTTTCTTATGCGTAATAGTAAAAATTACGTATTTGCATCGCAAAAAGAGTACTTAATTGGGGACGGTCTTCTATCGAAGGCTTGGGAATTCTTAAGTTTTATTGATGATAACACAGCATGGACTCAACCTCGACTACGAGACCGAGAAATGTTTAAAATGTCTGGGTATAAGAAAAATGTAAACGGGGCAGACGTAGAACTCGGGATGAAATCTCAAATAATTGGGGTTTCACTTAAAGATGCCCCTGATAAAGTCCGTGGTAAAGCTGGGGATCTTATTTTCTTTGAAGAAGCTGGTTCATTCGGGGGATTACTTAAAGCTTGGGAAGTTGCCATGCCTACAATGCGTCAAGGCTCAAAAACACTTGGGACAATGATAGCTTTCGGGACAGGGGGTGAAGAAGGGAGTGGTTTTGATGGGATGGAGGAGTTATTTTATCACCCTGATTCATATGACTGCTTAGCTTTTGATAATCATTGGGATGCAGGTGCTATGGGGACTCAATGTGGGTACTTTGTGCCTATAGAACAGAATCTAGATGGTTTTATAGATAAGAATGGGAATTCTCAAGTAGTCGAAGCTAGAATTCATGAAGAAATTCAACGTGAAAAGAAGAAAGGAGCTAATGATCCAAAAGCTTTAGACCAGTATACAGCGGAGCACCCGTTTACACCACAAGAAGCAACACTTCAAGTCACAGCTAACCTGTTTGATGTTACTTCTTTAAAAGAACAATACAATAAAATTAAATCTCATGGGTTAGAGTCAGAAGGTACTGCAGGTGTTATGTATTATAATAAAGACGCTAAAGTGGAGTTTAGACCAACGGACCAAGCCACTCCTGTGTATAAATTCCCGCATAGAAAAGGGGACAAAACAGAAGGTGCTGTAGTTATCTACCATTCCCCATACCTTACACAAGAAAGCGAGGTTCCGCATAACTTGTATATTGTATGTCATGACCCTTACGCACAGTCTAAGTCAACAAATAATGAGTCACTTGGGGCAGCATATGTGATTAAAAGACCTAATAACCTATCCAAACCGGATGATATAATTGTAGCTAGCTATGTCGGTAGACCACAAACACAGGATGAGTACAACAGAAATCTATTTATGTTGGCAGAATACTACAACGCCAAAATCGGATTCGAGAATGACCGTGGAGAGCTCATTGCTTACGCGAAAAGATATCGCAAACTACATAAGCTACAGGAAGAGTTTGAAATGTTGGATAAAAGAGAACTACGGTCCAGGAACGTAAGACGTCAGTATGGGATGCATATGACTGAGCAGCGTAAAAGGCAAGGAGAATTGTATATACGAGACTGGTTAGTTACCCCAAGACACACAGATGAAGATGGGAATACTCAACTTAATCTGCATAAAATCTATGATCCTGCATTACTACAGGAGCTTATGAAGTTTAATCATAAGGGAAATTTTGACCGGGTTATGGCATTTATGGTTGGGATGTATCATACGCGAGAGTTATATAATAGAGAGGTAGTAGAAATTTTAGAAGATAGGTCTCAAGATCAATGGTTCGACCACAATTATAAGTAATTTTGTAACAATGTATTTAGGAGCAAATAAAATTCCTCAACAGAGGCTTCCATTATCCCAAAAAACTAAAAAATGGAGAGAGGAATGTGTAGAAGCATACATAGATATCTCAAGATTTGGGCTTTCTGAGCGAAAAGGTTTTCTTAAATCTCTATATGATTACTATAATGGTGTCATCGATGAGGCAGATTATAAGCATGTTCTCAAACCTTATGGTAAGAAAAGAGAAAACTTCCCATCTACACTTAAAAACTACCCTATTATAAAACCGATCGTAGATCTGCTTATTGGGGAGAAGTCTAAACGTCCTTTAAACTTTAGTGTAACCGTGGCAAACGGTGATGCGATTAGTAAGAAAGAAGAAGAGAAGAAAAAGAAACTTATGAGTGCAATGCTTGAAGTATTTGCAACAGAGTTAGAAGGGAAAGAGGGAGAACAGGGACTCCCAAAAGAAGTTATGGAGCAGTTCGAAATGTCATATGTAGACAGACGCGCCATACAAGGGCAAAATGCGGTTAACTATATTATGCAGAATGAGGAGATATATGATAAATTTCAAAAAGCTTTTTTTCATTATATAGTTGCAGGAGAATGCTATTCTCATAAAGGGGTGAGACGAAATGAGCCGTTCTATGATGTTATAAATCCTTTAGATGTTGACTTTGATAAAGATCCAGATCTTGAATTCGTAGAAGATGGGGACTGGTCAATAGTCAGAAGGTTCTCTCATGTTTCAACTGTAATAGATCATTACGGGGAGTATCTTTCAGATGCTGAAGTCTTAGAACTTGAAAATCCACAGCATTCTTCTGTAGATACATATTTACTTTACAGATCAGAAGCATCAGGAGGTGATTCTAATGTATCTCGTAATAGAACTATTGAAACTATTACTGTATATTGGAAGAGTCGAAAGCGTATAGGATTTCTAACCTACCAAGATCCTACTACAGGGATGGAGGAAGAGATGGAAGTAGTAGAAGGATTTCGTATGCCTGCGGAACTAAGAGCTGCAGGAGCTAAACTAAAGTATGAGTGGGTAAATGAAGTATGGGAAGGAACCCGTATTGATGGGCGTATATATGTAAAGATTAGCCCAATCATAAATCAACGAACTTCATTAGATAATCCCTCTCTATGCAAACTCCCAATTAATGGGAGACGATATTCTGATGTTAATTCAGAAAATATATCAGTAGTTTCTTTGGGGATCCCATTTCAACTTAATTATAATATATTTAAATATCGTATGGAGCTCTCCATTGCGAGAAGTAAAGATATTATTGCCCAGTTTGATATTAACATGATCCCTAAGAAGTGGGATCTTGATAAATTCATGTACTATGTAGAAGGGACAGGTATAGCTTGGGTTGACTATAATAAAGAAGGAATTCAATTATCACCTCAGCATCAATCTGTGCTTGATATGTCTATTAAAACTGTTACTCAGTATATACAATTGCTAGAGTCTATCTTCCAAGAATGGGAAAGAATTTCAGGAGTAAATAGACAGCGTCAAGGGCAAATTGGGCCATACGATGGTAAAGCATCTTCTCAACAAGCTATTATGCAGTCTTCACATATTACAGAAGATCTATTTCGTAAATTTAATAGGTTTGAACAACGTGAGCTGCAAGGCCTTCTTGATTACTCAAAGGAAGCATGGGTGTCTGGGAAGAAAGCTATGTATGTAATGCCGGATAATCAAATAGACATGTTTGAATTAGAGGCTGAGGATCATATGGAAAGTGAGTATGGTATCTTCGTATCAGATGCAGGTAGAGATCTCGAGAAACTCGATCAAGCTAAACAGTTATCTCAGGCTATGATCCAGAACGGGATGAAGACTTCTGAAGTCCTCGAGCTATTTGATACAGAAAACTTCACAGGTATAAAAGCAAAAATTGCTAAAGCAGAACGTGCTAGAGAACAACTTGAGCAAGAGCAGCAAAAAGTTCAACAGCAACAGGAGCAGCAAAAAATGCAAATGCAGCAACAAGCTATGGAGCAAGAAAGACTTGAAAAAGATAAGGATAGACAAATCCAAATTGAAACTGCGCTTATACATGCTGAAGCTAATGATACAACTGGGAAATTAAATCTTGATCTTGAGAAGATGCTTAAAGATCATGAGATTAAGCAGAGAGAATTAGCACTTAAAGAAAAAGAATTAGATAAACAATAATGACTCTTACTAATAAAGATAGAAGAGAGTTATTAGATCGTGCAAGAGCTTCAGGTTTTCCTGGCTCTATCATTGATGTATATAACGGACACCGTGAAGGTAGAGATGTAATATCTGAATTCGAAGGAAAACAAAATGCTGCTGTGGCAAGCACACCACAACAGCAACAAGCTGGTCTTGGGCCCGCGCATCAGGCAGGTAACACGAATCAAAGTATGGTGTTCCCAAATATAGGCCCTAATGCTACTATGACTACAGCTAATAAAGGATTAAAAGCTAACTTAGATGTTAAGGGGTTTGATGACAGAGGGCACTTAGTAAAATCTTATAATGCTGTCCCACCTGGGGTTAGATCTCTCCCAATGGGGCCTAGGGCAACAACCGTATTAGAGACT